TGTTCAATCTGATATTGGAAGCCTTGCTAGTGGAGCAATGGCAAGGCTTAAAGGGTTAGAAAACGAAATAGTAAAAGTTAATCAAGCAATGAGGGATGCTGAATCAAAAAGGTTAAAAATAGAATCAAGTAAAAATCTTTCTCCTGCTTTTAAAGAAAGTGCCATTGCTGCTATTACAAGTAAAAGAGATAGGATTGTTGGTGAAGCAAAACAATTAGAAAATAAATTTAATGAGGAACTTTCAAGAGTAAGTGTTCAAACAATTTCTTCCATTGCAAAATCTGGATCACTTGCTGCTGTGACGATTTCTAAAACGTGTGAAAGTGCTATTGCTGATATTCACAGGCTATCACAATCTACTGGAACTCTTCAAGGTGATGTTAAAAAAGCATTTGAAACAAAAGATGAGGGAAACAGATTAAGGCAGATTTTACAATCTACTTTAAAAGATACAGAAGATTTAAATAAACAAAGGTTGAATGCTCAGAAAGCCTTTGATAATGCTAGAATTGCAATGGAAAGAGCAACAAGTCTCCAAAGTCAGGAGATTGCTCGTGATAATTATGTAAAATCTGAAAAATATTTAAGGCTTATTGAAAATAAAATAGAGCAATCACAGGTTAAAATAAGATCTCTTCAGGAACAATTTTCAAAATTTTCTGCTGAAAGACCACAGCAATTAGCTTCTCTTTCCGGTGATATTACAGATCAATTCTTGGGATCGAAAGGAACTGCTGAAGCAAGAATTACCACCATGAGAAGTTTGATTTCTAATTTAGTGGATAGTCTTTCTAAACTTTCTTCTACTGGCGGTGTCAGTACAGAGCAATTGATTCAGCAATTTGTCAAATATAGAAATGAATTGGGAATTGATATTAATCAAATGAAAGAAATGATTGGCTTGATGCAACAGATGGGTAAAGCCGGTCATATTCAATCTTTGGGTAAAATTCAAGGAATGCAGGAATCATTAACTGGAATAAAGGAATTTGAAAAAGAATTAAATAATCTTTTTAATCTTTCAAGTAAATTGGATATGTCCGGTCCTCTTTCAAAATCAGCACCATTGCTGCAACAGCAAATTGAATTGTTTCAAAGATTGAAAGGTATTTATAATGAAAGTGCAAATACCCTTGATAATTTAAAAGTTGATACTCTTGAAAATGCAAAAATTGGTGTTCAAGCTTTTAAAGAAATGGAAAGATCACATGAGAGGATGATTAGTAATATATCTCGAAGTGAGAAGGAATTGACTAAGCTTGAACAAATGGAGGCTGGATATAGAAGAAAAGCAGCAGAAGAAGAAAATGCTCAAAGAGCTTCAATTTATACTGCATATGCAGACAGGATTAGTAAAGTTGTATCTTCTAAAAGAACAGAAATTGAATCAATAAATAAACAGCTTGTAGATCAAGCTGATTTGGTCAGGAGAGTAAATCAAGCAAGTGCTACTGCTGGTGTTTTTGGAAAAGCGGGAGGACCGGCAGAAGATCAAATGGCTCAAATAGTTGAGAGAATGAGAAAAAAGTATGAGGAATTAATTGTTACTGCTAAAAAATGGGGTCAAGAAAATTTAAATCAGTCAAGAATAATAAAAGATTCAATTTTACGAGATAGAGATGAATTTACAGCATTAGGTGAAAAAATAAAAGAAACTATACGAATACTAAGAGAGCTTAGAAAAATTAAAGGAGTTGATGTTTCCGCTCAAATTTCAAAATTGGAACAACTTCAGAATAAATTTAGAAATTATAGCACAGAAGTAACAGGATATGCAATTAAATCTGTTAATAAAGTCAATAATCAGTTCGCAAGAAATTCTCAAGGATTTTTTTCTTATGTGATGGGTGGTTTTAGGAATTTAAGATGGCAAGTTGCTGCTGTTGCTTATCTTATTTTTAGAACAATAGAGGGAATAAAAAGATATTTTATATCTGCTTTAAAAGAAATTGATGAGTTTAGAAAGGCTACCTATGCTCTTGCTGCAACTATAGGAATGAGCATGGGACAATCTTTTCAAAATAGTTTTGATACAATTTATAACTTTTCAAGAGATTTGATGATGAAGTTGCAAGCTCAAGCAGCACAAACTTATGCATCTCTTGAAGATATGATGATGGTTACAAGAAGTTTTGCTCAAGCTGGAATATTTCCAAAAACAAATGATGATGTAAAAAGAATTGCTACCCTTGCAACTGCTGTTAAAGTCATGACGGAAGGTATGGCAAATGCTGGTGTTCAGATGCGCCAGGAAATTATGGCATTGATTCAGGGAAGACAACGAGTAACAGATTCGGTTGCAATGGCATTTAAAATGCAAGGAATAGACATCAAGAAACAGATGGAAGCTTGGAAGAAAGAAGGTAAATCTGTTCTTGTTGGCTTGTCAGATATGCTTGAATCCTTCAATGTAGTGAATAAGAAAATTTCACAGGAATTTGGTGTTCAAGTTAATAGACTTAAAGAAATGTGGAAATATATAAAATTAATTGGATTGGAGGATTTGACTCTTAAAGTTGCTCAGGGAATTAAAAAGTTTGTAGATATGCTTGGTGTTCCAGGTGAAAAGTTAACTGAGTTGGGACAAAATATTGCAAAAACACTAAAAGTTGTGTTTGAGCTTGCCTATTCATTAGGTAGGACAATTATGAATCCTCTTTTGGATGTTTTTAAAGTTATTGTTAGTATTGGTGATACTTTAATGAATTCTTTTAGAAGTATTTTTGAATTATTTTCATCTGGAAAAGAGGAATTGAGTAATTTTGGTGTTACAGTAAAATTTATAATTGAATTATTTGCAGTTTTAGAATTGACTGTAAGAACAGTAGTTGGAATAGTAGGTGTTTTAGCTGAAACTTTAAATATAGCTTTTATGTCTTTTGTTGGTTTGATTAGAGGTTTAAAGGGTGATTTTTCTGGAATGGAAAATGCTGTTGATGCTATTGGAAATTCCATGAAAAAAATAGGTGACTATGTTGTAGATCCTTTTACTACTTTTGGTGATAGAATAAAAGAAGCTAATAAAGTTGCTAAAGATTTAGACAAAGCTTTTGGTAATGCAAAAGATGCTTTGGATGGAAAAGCACGATCTCTTCTGGATTCTGTAGAAGGATCTAAAGCTGCATTAGATGTTTTGGCTAAAATGGAGGAAATGCAGGAAAAATCTAAAAGTAAAAAAGATAAAAGAATAGAAGAAGTTGAAGCACTTAAAAATCAAGCACAAGCTGCAAGAGAAAGACTGACTGCTGAGATAAAAGCAAATGAAGAAGAATTAAAAAGGATGGTTAGTAATGTAGATACTCAAGTTGTTAAGATGGTAAATAATACTTCTAAAAAATCCATATTGTTTGCAGATGACATTGTAGGAGCTTTTGATACTGCTTCTGATGGAATAAAAACTACTCTTACAGTCACAAAAAATGATGTTGAAACTTCATTTGTTCAGGTAGGAAGTAAATTTGTATCTCTTGCAAAAGGTTTTAAGGATGAAATTTTAGGAATTGTAAAAGTTGTAAGGCAAGAGTATTCAGATCTTGCAATGGGAATGCAAATAACAATCGAAGAAACAAAAAGAAATGTTGCTCAACAGCCGGGAGGAATGACAGGTCACAAGCTTACAAAAGAACAGCAAGAACAAGCTAAAAGAGTGCTTGAATTGCTTGTTCAGACTCAAAATAAAAAAGATCAATTAGAAGCTATTAGTGAAGAAAATGTAAAGAAAACAGTTGATGGTTATGTTGATGCAGCTAGTAAAGCTAAGAAAACTCTTCAAGAGCTTCAAAATGAATATTTGGATTGGTTGGATAGATTAGGTGGTTTAGATCCTTTTACTAAATTAGAGAATCAATATAAAAATTATTTAAGAGATATAGCTGATGCTGCTAAAAAGAATCATGTAATTGCTGAGCATTATGATGAATTACAGTTGGCAGCAAAGAAATGGTATGCCAATCAAAAAATGGAATTGGAACAGAAAATTGCAGATAATGAATTGGATTTGAGAAGACAGATTCTTGGTCTTGAACTTTCAGATATTCAAAAAGTTGAAGAAAGATTTGATGATTTAAAAAGAAAAATAGATAAGATGGCTCAAAGTGGGGAAATCAGTAAGGGTAAGGCAAAAGAACTTTCTGGTTTGATTCCTAAAGCAAAACAGACTGAATTGGAAAAGGTAAAATTAAATTATACTAAAAAAGTATCTGAAGCATACACACAATTAAGAGATATTGAAGCTGATTATCTTAGTGAATCAATTGTTTTTTCTGATAGGCAACAAGCAGAGTTGATAAGACTACAAGCTGCATATGATAATTTTGCTACTGAGATTAAGAAAAAGATTGAAGAAGCTAAATTAGCAATGGCAGCAGATTCAAGAACTGAAGAATATTACAAACCAATGATTGCTAATTGGGAGAGGCAATTAAAATTATTTGAAATAATGACTGAAAAGCATAAACAGGAAGTAATGCAACCTTTCTTTAAAGATTTGAAAGATATGTCTGATGGATGGGTTGATTCAATTTCATCTTCTCTTACTGACATTCTTTTTGAAATGAAGGGTTGGAAGCAGAAAGTAATAGATCTGTTTGAATCTATTTCAAAACAAGTTATGGAAGCATTTATTAAAAGAAACTTGATTCAGCCTCTTTTCGATCAGATGAATGGTGCAGGAGGAAATCAGAATAGCATATTTGGATTTCAGGGAATTATGGGTGGAAGATTGAATCCTTTGAAAATTGGGACAGATCTTTCACAGAAGATATTTGGAAATGGTGGTTTAGATCAAGGATCTCTTTCTGGAATATCCAGTACCAGTCCTCTTCCTGTTACTGTTACAAATATTCGAAGTTTGATGTCTCAAGGAGCATTAACCGAACCTATTAATCAAATGACAGATAAAGTTACAGCTAATCTTAATAATGGAGTAAGAGGGGTTTGGGATAAACTTTCAACTGGATTTACAGGGGTTTTTGGTCATTTAAAAACAGGATTTAGTACCGTCCTTTCTTCACTCACTACTGGATTAGATACCATTCTTTCTAGTCTTTCTGGAATGTTTTCCGGTAGTAGTGGTGGGGGCGGTGGAATGGGAATACTAGGATCTCTTTTTAGTATGTTTGGTAGTAGTGGTGGTAGTGGAGGAAAAGGCTTTGCTGAGGGTGGTGTTTTAAAAGAACCTGTTTTTGGTGTTGGTTTGAAATCAGGAACATCTTATTCCTTTGCGGAAAAAGAAGATGAGATGTTCATGCCAAAATCTAAATATGGAAAAAACAATGGACAAGTTGAGCCTCAAACAAATATTCATTTAAATGTTAATCTTCAGGCAATAGATACTCAATCTGGTACTCAATTTCTTATGAAAAATTCAAATGTTTTAGAAGGAATGATTGGAAAGGCATTAAAAAATAATAAGGCAATTAGAAGAGATATCCGCAATGCTTATTAAAGGAATAAAAAATGGCAGATTTTGCTTATGTTCCTCATAGAGTAGAACCTGGAACTCCTCAGTATAATGTACTGACAACTGAGATGGAGGGTTTTAAAAAGAAAAGAAGAATTGTAACTACAGATCCTAAACGAACTTGGACACTTTATTTTAGAGGACAAAGTAAAACAGAAAGGGATTTACTCCTTGCTCATTATAAAGGTCAATATGGTCAAGGAACTCCCTTCAATTGGACAAGTGTTCCTAGTTATATAAGTGATGATTCTTCATATTATGTTGCTTATGAGTCTTATTCTGAAGTGTGCATTATGAACAATATTTGGGAAATCACCATTGTTTTTGAAGAACAATTTGCATAAGGAATTGATAGAATGTCACGAAACATTGCTGATGCTATTAAGCCAGAATTGTATAAATTATATACAAGACCTTATCAAATAGCAAAGTTATATTTAGAATCTCCTTATACAGATCCTTCTCATTTTTATGTAGCCAATACTCAAGATATAACTTTTGCAGGTCAAGTTTATACAGCTTTAGCAGTTAAACGAACAGGAATAAAATCAGAGGAAGGGACTATTCTTCAAGAATTGACCATTTCTCTTGACAATGTTGATTTATCTTTTAGAACATTAATTGCTTCAGGTGCATTTAATAGAAAAAGATGCATTTTAGGAATTGTTTTTCATGGGTTTTTAACAAATGCTTCAAATATGATTACTGTTTTTGACGGTTACATGGATGCTCCTAGTGGTGACGATCATTGGGTAAATATTCAGGTTAAACCATTTCCAATATTTGAAAGAGAGTATCCAAGAAGAATATTTCAAGTAGGTTGTAATTGGACATTTGGTGATGCTTATTGTGGGATGATATTGGGAGATTATGATGCATCTTTAACTACTTTGGCTGGATCTTCTACAACTGTATTAAATTTTACGGATGGTGGTTATGATTCAGATTATTTTGTTCCTGGTTATGTAGAAATAACTTCTGGAACTTTAGAGGGGGAAGTACGACCAATAATAAGTTCTACAAGTTCTTCTGTGACTTTACGGATTCCTCTTTCTAATACACCAGATGAAGGTACTACTTTTACTGTTCAAAAGATTTGTAAGAAGAATCCCACTGCTTGTCAGGATGATTTTGATAATTACTTATCATATGGTGGATTTCCTCATGTTCCGATCCAACCTGTCATATGATTTTAGGTACTTATGTTGGTTTTTATTTTACATCTTTATTCGATTGTGTTTTTTGGAGTTTTAATTAAATGAGTGAGGAAGAACAAAGAGAAAGAATTGTAACGGAAGCTAAAAAATTAATAGGTATTCCGTTTAGACATATGGGAGTGACCAGAGGGGGATTGGATTGTAAAGGTTGCTGCTGGCTTGCTTATTATCGTGCTGGAATAAATCTTCCTCAAGGTGATGGTAAAAAGTATGAAGTGAATTGGTTCTGGTTTGCTGATAAACAGAGATATTTGGATGGATTATTAAAATATTTTGATTTTACAGATAATCCTAAAAAGGGTGATTTAGTTGTTTTTAAATGCTTTGATGAAGAAATGATTACTCATGGCGGCATTTACATAGGAAATAGAAGTTTCATTCACGCACCATCTGGAAAGAAAGTAAGACCGGACAGTTTAGATCATAGATATTGGAATAAGAAATTTTATAAATTTTTAGTTTATAAAGGATTTAAATCATAATGGCTAGTCCTGGCATGGCAATTGGTTCAGTTATTGGTTATGTGGTTGGTAGTGCGGCTGGAGCTTCCATTGGAGGAATGATTGGTCTTTGGTTAGATCCTCCTGATCCTCCTGATCCTCCACCTTTAGGAGATTTAGGATGTAATTCCTATGTTAGAAATTATCCTGTTCCAATTGTTTATGGTCAGTGTAAAGTTTATGGTGGTGTAATTTGGATTGGTGATAATAGTGTAGAAATGGAAAATGTAGGAGATAAGAAAAATCCTTCTTATTCAGCAATGTATTATGCTGAGTTTTGCTGTGCATTATCAGAAGGAGAAGTAAAAGCTTTTGTTAAACATTTTATAAATGATAAAACATTGGATGAAATAGATGATGATGACACAATGGAAATTGATATTACTACTTATCTTGGGACTTCTATACAAACTATAAATTCAAATGTTCTAGAAAATTTATCAGGTTCCGATGCTCCTGCAATTCCTTGGATATATACTGCATATGCATATGTTAGTGGTAAAATAGGAACAACAAATTCATTACCGACTTATTCATGTGAGTTAAATGGTTTACTTACTGAAACAGGTGAGTATGATGCAAATCCAATAAAGGTAGTTTATGATTTTTTAACCAATAAAAGGTACGGAATAGGGGTTTCAACGGATTTAATTGATGGTTCTCCTACCACTACAGGATCTTGGAAAACAGCAGCAGATTATTGTGATGTAACGGTGAGTGATGGGAATGGTGGTACTGAACCAAGATTTAGATATTCAAATTCGTTCACCAACAGATTAAAAGGTTATGATCTTATAACAGATGTTTTACAAACTTGTAGAGGTTTTATTTATCTTTCTGAAGGAAAATTAAAAATAAGAATAGGAAATAATTCTGAATCACCTGTTCTTTATTTTGCAGATAGCCATAAAATTGATTTTACTGTAAATAGTAATTCAACAGTGAGTAGAATTTATGCAGATTTTTCATCCTATGTGGATGATTATTGGATTGGTGATATTGGATGGATAACTATTGGATCTGTTTCTTATATGTTTGTAGTTACAGATCAAACCTCAACATATATTGATTTGGATGAAAATCTTTCTTTTGCTCCAAACATAGGTGATTCATTTTTTATAAAAAAGGAAAATATTGCAAAAGGAACATTTAATTACTCATATCGTTCTGTAAGAGATAGAAGCAATAGGATTCGTGTTGAATTTTTGAATCGTGATGATTCTTATAGGCAAGATTTTGTAGAAATAGATGATACATTTGATATAAATGATACGGAAGAGATTAGAGAACAAACAATTAGTATGACAGGAATAAAAAGAAAATCCCAAGCTGCACGAATGGCTTGTTTCTTTTTAGATAGCTCTATTAATATTAATTATTTATGTGATTTTCAAACGGATATTCTAGGTTATTTTCTTACTGTTGGAGATATTATTGGAATAACTCATGCTAGACCTGCTTGGGCAGCAAAATTGTTTAGAGTTATTTCATTAGAAGAAATGGAAAATTATGAAGTAAAAGTTTCCTGTATAGAATATGTTCCTTCAGTTTATCATGATAATGCAAATTCTATTATTCCTACCGAAAGTTTCAGTGTGCCCAATCCTTATGCTAAACCAGATTCTACTGAAAGATTGATGGTTTTTGAAGACAGTTTAAATAAAAAAATAATGATTACTTTTAAACGTCCTGATGATAATCCTTATTGGATCGGTGCTTTAATTTATATTCAAAAAGGGATTGGCTCTGATTGGGAATATTTAGATAGATTTAACACAATTTCTCCTAGTGTGAAGCTGAGTGGAGCAATAACTAATTCTGATACTGTAATTGGATATGATGATTCCACTTTGTATGATTCGTTTCCATCGGTAGGATCTTTTTGGTTAGAAGATGAAGAAATATATTATTCTGGAATTGATGATGTTGCTTGCCAATTTACAGGATGTATTAGAGGTTACAATGATACTTTACCTTCTTCCCATTTAGCTACACAGTATTGTGTATTGAGACAAACTTATACCCCATCTTATAATTATTTGGATGAAGAAATAGGAATGACTCTTTCTTTTAAAGCTTATTCAGTTAATATTTATAATATGCAATCAGATCATAGCCTTGCTCCTAGTGATTCAATTGTTGTTAATGGGTTGTATTATCGTCCAAATAGGGTTTCTACTTTAGAGTTGAATAGTCAAAAAAGTGGAACTTCTTTAAGTGCAAGTGAAGATGCCGTTTTAACATGGAGAAAAACAACGGATGGAATAAATAAAGGTTATGGATATATTTATGGTGGTGGTTCAGGCTATGGTGGTGGTGTATTAGAGGGAGTTGAAAGTTATGTAGTAAGAATTTATGACCAAGCAACAGAATCATTATTGAGAGAATATGAAATAACTGATACTTCTACAGAAACGTACACGTATACTTCTGCTAATAATATTTCTGATAATGGCTCATATAATGAGGATTTAATTTTTAAAATTTATCAGAAAAACTCATGGTCTATTGAGTCTCTTCCTGCAACTTTAATAACTAATTTATAAGGAAGTTTAAAATGGCAGGTGGTTCTGGTGGTGGGGGAGGTTATGCTGGTGGCTATGGAATGGATGCCGGTATTGGAATCAATACTTATGGTGGAAGTTCTGGTGGTGGATATGGTGGTTACGCTCAAGCATTTATGGCTGTTGTTTCTTTTGGTTTTTGGCTTTATTCTCTTTTTAATCCTAAAAAAGCACCTAAACCTGAGCCAGAAGAACTTCAATATAATAATTTTACAAGAAATGCTCCTGTTCCCATTTGTTATGGAACAAATAAATATGCAGGAACTTTAATTTATATTGGAAATGTTTCTGTTAGTGAAAATTATACTGGTGGAAAAGGAATGGGAGGAGATCAATTTGAAAGCTATAGTTATAATGCAGATTTTGCTATTGGATTTTCTGAAGGTGAAATTTTAGGATTTTTAGATATTTTTGAAGATGATAATTCCATTATTGATAAAATAAATTTTTTTTCATATGAGCAATATTTAGGTTCTTCAGATCAGTCTATTGATGTAAGTGTGTTATCTGAATTAGGAAGTGCAAGTGCTATACCTTGGAGAAATACAGCATATTTGTTTTTTTCTGGTTCATTAGGAAGAATAAATCAAGTTCCAACTGTTTCTGCTGAAGTAGCTGGAATATTGGCTTATGGTCAGGAGATATATGATGATTGGGTTCAAATAGGAGAACTACTCGATATTGTTAATTATTCTAATTACATTCCAATTAAGGGTTTTATAGATGATACATTAACTGTTCAAAAATTGAAATGGATTTTAACTAAAAGTGGTGTCATTTATCTTTATGATGTAGATCCTATTGAAGAGACATGGAATATAGATACTTCTTGGAATTATACTCCATATGGAAATGTAGTTACAATGGCCCCTGATTTGGGTTATTTTGCAATATTATATTTTACTACCGGAACTTATACATATCCAAATTCTGTTGTATTTCATATTAATGGTGTTCATGTAGAACATCATGGTTTGGATATGGAGGAATGGCATGTTTCTACTGGAAATAAATACAAATGGTTAAGATGTGATGGTTTTAATTTTCTATTGAGATTAAGAGCTTATAATGGTACTTGGGATAGGTTATATACTATTCCTATAAATATGTTAGGATCACCAAGTTATGAAGATTATATAGATGAGGATTGGTATGATTATTGTCCTTTAGGAAATTTTAATTCAGGAGATAATAATTTTTATTACACCAAAATGTGGCGTATTACTTATTATGATGCTGTATCTCATGTTTCTACTTATAAATTGGGTTATTCTGGTGCAACGGGAAAAATAGCAGAATTGTCATTTGATTTTTCAAATGAAGCGCCGATGGAAGCAATAAAAATAGATAATTTTTATTATGTTGTTACAAGATCTAATAGTTATAGAGATATCAATATTTATAAAATAGATGAGGCTTTTAGTAGCATTGAATTGGTTACAAAAGCAAATCATTCCTTTACATTATCTGAAGTAAGCAGCGTTTGCTGTCGTTATGAATCTGGTGTTTTATTTGTATGTACTACAGTGGTTAATCCTGGTGGTGCAAGTCCAAATACTTATTCTAGGTATGTTTATAAATGGAGGGTAGGTTCTACTGATGATCTTGAGTTATTACCAGTTCCAGGTCAAGGTTATTGGGGATCTAATACATACGAAATATATAAAAATAGATTATGTGGCTGTGTAATGGATGTAGAATTATACCATCCATCAAGCACTTGGTTTGAATATTTGAATTATTTTAATGGATTGGGTGCAGATGCAAATCCAATAGAGGTTTGTTATGATTTTATGACAAATGATCGTTATGGAATGGGAATTTCAACTGATTTATTTGATGGATCACCTTATACCACTGGAACATGGAGAACTGAATATCTTTATTGTCAGGAAGAAGTGAAAATTTTTGAAACTGAAGAACTAGAAGCTCGTTTTGCTTATTCAGAAGCTTTCGATCAGAGAAAAAAAGGTTATGACATAGTTAATGAAATTTTACAAACTTGTAGAGGATTTCTTTATTATTGTGATGGAAAGATAAAAGTAAAAATTCAAAAAAATAATGAAACACCAGTAATCTATTTAGGATATGATACAGCTAATTTTGTTACTAATGATTATGATTCTGATTATTTAAATAGAATTTATATTGATTTTAGTTCCTATCCTGATGATTATTGGAATGGTGATACTGGTACGGTACAAATTATGGGTACTTATGGATCTAAACCCTATGGGGATTGGGGTTATGGTTCAGAGGATGATAATCCAGATGATCCTATAGAGTTTATAATAATAAATCAAACTTCCACTTATTTGGAAGTTTATGAAGATTTTTCACAGGTAATTCCTCAAGGATCAAATGTTGTTTTAACTAAAGACAATGTTAAGAAAAATAGTTTTCAATATTCAAAAAGAAGTGCTCAGGAAAAACATAATAAAATAAGAGTTGAATATATTAATCGTGAAGATGGTTATCGAACAGATGTTATTGAATATGAAGATCATTTTGATATTATGCAGACAGATGAAATTAGAGAACTGTTTTTTTCTATGACAGGAATAAAAAGAAATTCTCAGGCTAGACGAATGTGTCAATTTTTAAGTGATTATGATACTTACACTGAATATCAGTGTTCATATATGACGGATATATTGGGTTTAGCATTATGTGAGGGCGATATAGTTGGAATAACAAATCCAATTATGAATTGGCAAGCTAAACTATTTCGTGTGGTTACAATGGAAGAGTTGGAAGATTATGAAACAAAGTTAGATTTTGTAGAGTATAATCCACATGTTTTTCATGATTATTCAGTTGATAAGCAAGTATCATATTTTTTTAAAGATGAATATAAATTTAATAATCCAGGTCAAGTAGAACGACTTGAATTATTTGAAGATTCGTATTTAAATAAAGTTTATATTACTTTTAAAAAACCTGATGAAGATGCCCAATTTTGGGTTGGTGCAGAAATTTATTATCGTTGGAATGAAAATGATGTATGGGAAACAAGTGGTCAATCTCATGTGCCAACAGCAAGTGTTCAACTTGTTACAGATATATCTATTGATGAAACAGAAATTAGTTATGATGATTCTACTTTATACGATTCTTTTCCTTCTTCTGGAACATTTTGGATTGAAAGTGAGGAAATATATTATTCTGGAATTGATGTAATTAATCATAAATTTTTGAATTGTGAAAGAGGATATAATGACACTCAAGAATCTGCTCATTCTAATGATAAATTTTGTGTTTTTCATAATTCTGAATTATACTATATTTCATTTGAGAAAGTAGATGTAGGTAAAACATTATATATAAAAGCTGTGTCGGTGAATTCATATAAAGTTTATGCAGATGGATCTTCTTCTCCAACAGCAAGCTTGCAGATTGTTGGATATAAATATTTACCACTAAAACCTGGGTCAGTTAAATGGAATTTAATATAAAGGATTTTAAATGGCTGTAATATTAAATGAGAGTTTTACTGGAATTACTTTACCTTCTGGTTGGAGTTCTGTTGTGGTGAGGGGGGCTACGGTTTCTGTAAATAATGAACTTCAATTGAATACTGGCACAAGTTGGACAGGTGCCGCTGCTTATACCGATAGTGGGTTGATTAATAAAAATGCACCATTTTCTATTGTTTTAGAATGGATGGGACATAAAAACAAAAATTCATCCCCTCCTCCCGGTTCTATAAGATTTAGAAGTGCGACAGCACTTAGGGATACAACTTATTATGGCGGAGTTACAAATTTATGTTTGGGTGTGAGTTTTGGAGATCATAGTGGGGGAAATACAACAGATAGAACAAAGTTAGAAATAATTGGTGATGGTATTACTGCGGGTGGGTCTTATTATTGTACTACAAGAGCAAGTGTTTCAATGAATGTGGATGAAACACTTTATTATAAATGTTTTATTGATTTTGATCCTTCTACAATGGTATTGGAAGCAACTTTAAAAACATTAGATGAAGTAACAACAATTGCAACCGTGAATTGGTTGGTGACCTCTACGGTATTTGATGTACTTGATGATTATTTAATTGTTGAGTTTCATACTAGTAATTATAATGCAATTGCCACTGAGCATTTTCGTAATTTAGTTGTTTCTGGTGATATTTATTATTTGTCTGGTTATGTTTATGAAGAAGGACTTCCTGTTTCAAGAACGGTAAGAGTATATGCTAGATCAACGGGAGAATTAATAGCTTCTACCACTTCGGATGTGTTAACAGGAGCATTTTCTTTACAAGTTCCGGACAATACTATTGAGTATTATGTTGTAGCATTGGATGATGAGGGTGATGCTAACGATTACAATGCTTTAATTTATGATAGATTATCAGTATTGTAAAATGGGAAGTTTAAAATGGCTTATATTCCACCTAGTTCAGATGCAATAAATTTTAATTTTCAAACTTCTGGATATGTTCCAGTATCAGGAGATTCAATTAGTTTTGATTTTTCTGATGCTTCTTCTAATGATTTGATTTTTTCAGAATCTATTCTTTTTAGTGGTATATTAGCTACAACTTTTGAATTTGATACTTTATTTGCTGAATTGGTTGGATTGGAGGAAACTTTAGGTTGTAAAGTATATATAAATTTTTCTTTTGAAGAAAAAGTATCAGTTAATGAAAATATTTTATTAGGTGATTTTGTTTTCTCATGGAGAGGAAGGACTAAAATCCCTTTTTGTGCCTATGGTGGGGAACAATATGGTGGGGGTTTGGGTTACGGAGGAGGTAGTTTATCAGATATTGATAAGTATCTTGTTAAAGTCCATCCATTAATTAGGGGTGATGGTTTAGCAGATTTAACTAATCCAATATATAGTATTGGAAATGAAAACCCTCTTTATAAATCTGCTTTTGATAATTTATTTGGTGGTAACGCTACTCAATCTTGGTATTGTTGGGATGGGGGATATATAAATCATGGTTGGATAGGACAAGATTTTGGTGAGGGAAATGAAAAAATAATTAATAGATACAGAATTTATACTTCTGGAAGAACCAGATATAATCCTAAAACATGGACATTTGAAGGCTCTTATAATGGAACTGATTGGTTTATTCTTCATACAGTTAATAATGCTTCTTTAGGAGTTAATACATGGTATGAATATTATTTTGTTAATGGGAATTCATATCGTTATTATAGAATTAACGTAACTCAAAATGGAGGAGATGCAATTTATTTAATTATTACTGAAATAGAAATGATGTCTGGTTCAGATTATGGTGATCCTGTTTATTCAGAATATATAGATATACCTGATAAAGAAGATCCAGATATAATTCAATGGATTTACTCATATAACCAAAATATTTCTGATAATGGTGTTTTTCAAGAACATTTAGCATTTTTTATTTATCAAGTGGATATAAATGGAAATTTATCATTACCATTTATACTGGATGTTTGATAAAAGGAGGAGTATTTGAATGAATTTTAAAAGTATTAATTCTTTAAAGAATTTAAAAGGTTTGTTTCAATTTAAATGTTATGATTCAAAAGGAAGGCTTAAATGGTGTGATTTTGTATTTAATGATATTATGGATGAAGCAATTACTGATATGCTTGGGGTGTATTTTTCAGGTGATTCTGTAAATCTAAATTGGTATATAGGATTAAAAGGATCGAATGAAGCGGTAAATAAAGCTTGGACTTCAGCTAATATTAATAATGGATTTACAGAGTTTACTGACTATGATGAGGCGACAAGGGTTCAATGGCAAGAAGCAGGAGCATCATCTAAAATAATTACTAATTTTGCAAATCCTGCCGAATTTACTATAAATAGTAGTGGTTCAGTTTATGGTGCTTTTTTGGTTTCCATTGCAACTAAAGGAGGTCAAACTGGAATTTTGTGGTGTGTTTCAAATGTTGCTGTTGCTAGGGTTGTGGTAGATGACGATGTGATTAATGTAACTTATACTATTACTGGTCAAGATGTATAAGGAGAATAAAAATGGCTGACTATACAACTTATTTTAATATTGAAAAACCCGCGTACCAAACTCTTCGTTTTGATACTCCATTGAATGCTAATTTTGATATGATTGATGATGGCTTTAGATGTTGGGCAAATACGGTTGAACCGGGTGATGTTTTTCATGATTATCCTGATATTACATTGACAGAGGGTTGTCTGTGGAGGGATTTGACTAATCATGTTTTGAAGGTTCGTGGTGCTGCTGCATGGGAAACTATTCATACCAATGTGAAAGCTAATTATCAATCCAATGTTGCTGCTCCTGCTACTCCTAGTGCTGATTCTTATGTGCAATATGCAAACGATCAAGCGGCAGGAAATTGTTGTCCTCATTTTAAAACAGAAAATGGTTCTATAGTTAAATTGTATCAACAGTCATTGATTGCAAGTCCTGCTGCTGACGTGACTGAATTAAAGACGGCTGTGGATGCTATTAGAAATCTTTTGATTAACAACGGATTGATGGCGGCAGTATAGGAAATAAATTATGGATGATTTTGTTATTAAATTTTTATTTGCTCCTGGTGATTTGGTTGTACTTACATCTGTTATAAAATATTTTTCTGATTTTAAGTTTAATGTTAAAAGTTTTTACCCTGAAATTTTGGAAAATAATCCAAATATTAATAATTCAGTTCAAAGTAACAGTGTAATTAGAATAACACATGACAATATTATTTCTTATAGAGATGGTATTAGTCATTATTCTCAAGTTTTGTTTAATATATTAAATGATAATTTAAATACTGATTTTTTACAGCATGATATTTATCCTGAAATTTTTCTTACTGAAGAGGAAAAAGATAGGGAAAAATGCTTGCAAAAGTATGATATATCTGGTAGATTCTGGATTGTGAATTGTGGGATTAAAATTGATATACCGCTTAAAGCATATCCTGTTTTTTATTGGGAAGAAATATTTAAAGAATTAAATAAAAGGGGGATTCAGTTAATTCAGGTTGGAAGTGACAGACATATACATCCAAAATTTACAAGTATTAAAAATTTAGTAGGAAAGACAGAGAATTTAAGGGATTTTTTGTCTTTGTGTTATCATGCAGATGGTGCTATTTCTCCTGTTTCTTTTTTAATGCATGTAATGGCAGCATTTAAAAAACCTTGTGTTGTGATTGGGGGTGGTAGGGAAGATCCAAGGTATGAGCATTATCCAATTCACCAATATCTTCATACAATAGGAATGATTGAGTGTTGCAAGTTAAATGGTTGTTGGAAAAAACAAAGAAAAGATTGTACTAATTTAATTGGGGGAAATATTCAATATCCTAAATGTATGCTAATGATTCAACCGATGGAGGTAGTAAAGAGTGTGCTTAAATATGAACAATGAGAGTGGGATTAAAGAAACTTGTTTATTTTGTGAATTTATTCTTGGATGTAGAAAGTTAAGATCTTATTTAATTAAAAATATAACAAAAGAGGAGGTATATTTGAATGAAGAAAAAGCTTGATTTTGATATTGTAGTTATAGCAAATAAGCATAGGAAACCTATTATTCTTCCTTATCTTGAGGATGTTCCTTATAAAATATATTATACTCCTGATTTTGATCTTCCTCCTAGATGGCAACCGAATCCAATTTATAAAGGTTTAGTGGTGCATATGCATCAACACATTGGGCAGCACCGTTGTCTTGAAGGACATAAAAACGCATTGAACCTTGCAAAGAAAAAAAATATTCTAGTTTTAGAGGATGATGCGGAACCTAATCGTCCTGATTGGTTGGATATTTGTATATCGGCTTCTTCACTTCTTTCTTCATATGAAATTGTTTCTGTTCATTCTAGAGAACCAAATTATAAAATATTCAATAAAGAACTTTTTGATGAAGAAAATAAATTAAATGCTTTTTTTGCTAAAGATAATACTAGTCCAAGAAGATGTTTGGGAACATTGGCTTATTTTATAGGTAAAGAAAATATTTCAAGGTTACAGGATCATAATTATAATGGTCTTCCCATTGATTTGTTTCTTTGTAACTGTTTTAATTTCTGTTTTGTAGAACCTAGTCCTTTTAATCATAATAGAAGCCAAGGAAGTTTAATTGATTTGTAAGGTAAAAAGAGATGATTCATGTAATAGGTGATTCTCATGTTTCTTTTTTTATAGGCAAAAATGAAATAGTACCAGAATACCCTCCTTATTGTGGGATCAATAATCAATTTAGTGTTTATAGAATTGGAGCACCAATTGCTTTCAATCTTTTGAAAGAAAATACAACATATAAGGCAAGGGAGAAGATTTTATATATTCTCCCTTTAATTTTGCCTGAAGATAAAGTTTTATTTTCTTTTGGTGAAATTGATTGTCGTTATCATATTGGTAAAAATGTAAGAAGAGGTTATTCTCAAGCTCATAATGTATATAAATGTGTAGAAAGATATGTAGATGGTCTACTTGATTTAATGTATAATTTTTCAAATATTAGTTTTGGTGTTTGGGGTCCAATTCCAAGTACAAAACTTCCCCAATCGTGTTCTTCAAGAGATTGTCCTATTACTGGTGATATGTTGGAAAGAAATCAAATAACATTAACTTTTAATGTTTTCCTAGAACAAAAGAGTAAAGAGTTTGGGTTTAAATTTTTTACTCTTTTTTATGATCTTGTTGATAGTTACATGGGAACGGATTTAAGCTATTACATGGATAATATTCATTTAAATCAAAAAGCTATGCCTCTTGCATTGGGTGAATTGGCTAAAAAGGGGTGGATATGAAACAGATGGAAACCTATGAATACATTCTTTCATCAAGAAAACAAGTTCAAGATTACAAAGTAATTTTTACTGGTTATGATTATTCTCTTGAAATTCCCAAATCAATAAATAATAAGTATAAAAATATTTATGAATCAAAGAGATTACAAGAATCTAATAAAGTATTTACTGCAAGATTACAAGATATTAATATTTCTTGCTTTGATAGAAATGGTGTGGATGGTGCCTGTATAAGAACTGAAAATAACATAATTCTTACTGATATTTCTCCTTTTTGGAATGAATCCCTTGGTTTTAGAGATAGTTATTATCCTGTAGAAGAACCCTGTTTGTATATTTGTCAGAAATGGGGAGGTTGGAATTATTTTCATTTTCTTCATACATCTCTTCCTAAACTTGCTTTGGCGATTGATTTGGGAATCTCTTTTCAGAGAATTGTTTGTAATGATTATAACAAAAGATTTATACGAGAAATATTTGATCTTTTGAATGTTCATTCTTCTTCTATTCTTCCAATGACACGATATCATGAATTAATGATTCATGATCTTCATGTTATTTCTCCTATTGGGTATGGTGTCAATCCAAATAAAATTTCATCTTTTTACCTTAAAAAATTATTTAAAGATTATTTGTCAAATGATAAAGGAAGAAGACTTTACGTTTCAAGATCAGGAAGTAGATCAATTGAAAACGAAGAGGAAGTAATTTCCTGTTTAAAGGATTATAAGTTTGAAATTCTTAAATGTGAAGAGATGACAGTTAAAGATCAGATTAAATACTTTTCTGAGGCTGAAGTTGTTATTGCTCCTCATGGTGCTGGACTTTCCAATATTGTTTTTTGTAAAAAAGGAACAAAAATTCTTGAGTTGTTCTCCCCCACTTATTTAGGACTTTGTTATTGGTTGCTTGGTGATTCTTGTGAGTTGGATCTTTATTATTTGATAGGCAAGGGGGATTGTATTGAAGAAGGCGATTACTGGTACTCTGATGGAGAAAAAAATATGAACATTGATATTAATGAGTTGAGACAGACATTGGAGTTGATGGAGATTAAATGAAATTTAATATAAAATCACATCTTTATACTAATAATTGGTTTACATTTGAGAAATTTTATAAAGAAGTGGCATATGATCCAAATATTTTTACTGCTGTAGAGGTTGGGGTTTTTAAGGGATTTTCTATTTCATATTTAGTAAGAGAGATGATTAAAGCAGGGAAAAAAGATTTTAGGGTATGGGCTGTAGATGTTTGGGAGGATTGGAAATCTTCAACTCTTCCAGAGCAACCATATATTTATGAGATTTATAATTTTATTTTAAACAGGAATGGAGTTAGGGACTATATAGTAGATATAAAAAGAGAATCACATTTGGCAGCAAAAATGTTCAATGATAATTCACTGGATTTTGTTTTTATTGATGCTGACCATGATGCTTTTAATGTAAATAGGGATATAGTTTCTTGGGCATCTAAAGTAAAAAAAGGAATGGTATTGGCAGGACATGATTATTATTTAAATGATAGTAATGGGAATGATGTAAAAGCAGCAGTAGATGAATTAGATAAAAATGGATTTTTTCCCAATGGTTTTGAAATTAGAGAAGGAAACATTTGGATAGCTAGGATGTGAAACTATGAGCAGAATAATACAATGCAGTTGCTTAGGAAAGTTTGGAAGGTGGGCTAATCAACTTTTTCAATATTGCTTTGCTAGAGCTTATGCTGAGACTCATGATGCTGTTTTGGAAATCCCTGCTGATTGGATAGGTAGAAAAATTTTTAAAAATATAGACCACCCCCCTATTAAATTTTTAAAAAGAAAAACTGAGTTAGATATTGTTCCTTGGGGGGAAGTGAATATAGATCTGTTTGGATACTTTCAATTTCAAGATTGTTTTGATATTCTTTCTATGTCCAAGATAAAAAAGTGGTTACAGTTTAAAGATGAATGGATAGATATGTTTCCTAAATTAAAACCTTTTTATGTTGCTGCTCATATTAGAAGAGGAGACTATGTATCCAAGTACATTGATATTTACTGCTGCATTACTCAAAGATCTTATATAAGAGCAATAGAATATTATGGATTTGATATTGATAATGTTATTTGGGTATCGGATGATAATCCGTATATAGCACAGGATTGCAAGTTTGATTTCCTTCCTGATTTTTTTACATTGATGAATGCTGATATTCTTTTTAGGGCAAATTCTACATTTTCTTTATGGGCAAGCATTTTAGGAAATCCTATAACATATAGTCCTGTCATTAATGGAAAGACAGGTTTTCAAGATGTTAATTTTATGCCTGGAAATCACTATAAAATATTAAATAGTTACAAAGGGGCATCACCGCAACAACCGTGTGAATTTATTTTTAGGGTATAAAAATGGAAAAGCCGGAATTCAATAAATGGTTTCAGGATAAAGCAGAAAAACTGAGGTATGATTATGATTTAAATGCAAATTCAGTAGTTATGGATCTTGGAGTTTACAATGGGGAATTTACTAAAAAAATACATAAAGAATATGGATGCAGAATATTTGGCTTTGAGCCTGTAAAAAAGTATTTTTGTAATGTAACAAATGAATTATGTGATTATGATAATATTAATATTTTCAACTTTGGTCTTGGATGTAATAACAGACAGGATTTGATTTTTATAAATGACGATTCGTCCAGTATTTATTTGACAGGAAGTAAAGCTGAACAAATTGAAATTAAATCCATTGTAGATGTTGTAGTTAGTCTAAATATTGTAACGGTAGATCTAATTAAAATAAACGTAGAGGGATGTGAATTTGAAATACTTGAAGCTATTTTGGATAATGATCTTCAGAGGATGTTTAAAAATATTCAAGTCCAATTCCATAGATTTGTTAATAGAGCATATGAAAGAAGAAATAAGATTCAAGAAAGACTTTCACAAACTCATGAACTTACATATCAATATTCTTGGGTATGGGAAAATTGGAAAAGGTGTAAATAAATGGTATATGATTATATCGAAAATACCAGAGGCATGATTTTTGATAGAAAAGTTATTTTTTCTACTGACAATAACCTTTTTTATTCTTTTTTCTCTCCTATAGCTTCATATGTTTGGTCTAAATTTAATTATCATCCTATTGTTTTTATAGTTGGTGATAGTGGTTGGTATTCAAATAAGGTTAATTCATTTATTTTAAAGAAAACATTGGAAGCTGGTGCTGATGTGGTTTTTTTGAATTCAGATAGAATTCATAGTAATCCAGCTTTTGATGGCTATAACTTAGGAGTTGTTGCACAAGTTTCAAGGTTTTGCTCTCCTTGTATTATTTCAGATGATAAAACTTATTGTCTTACAAGTGATGTTGATATGATCCCAATGAAAAGAGATTGGTTTTTTCAGCAGGATATGGAAAAGCCTATTCATCTTTTTTATGCTAATGGATATAATCATAAAAGATATCCCGTTTGCTATATTGGAATGAATATTAGTACATGGCGAAAGGTAATGGGAATATGGGATAAAGAAAATATTTATTTAGCAATCAATAGATTACTTAAATTTGGATTAAGAAGAAATTCAAGAAAAGAAGTTCAGTGGGGTTATGATGAAGTTTTGTTTTATAATAAAATAATAAGGTACTCCAATTATAGTGATTGTCAAATGATTGATAGGGAAATATTCAATAATCCTGCATTTTATCCTAAGTGCAAAGGGATTCCTGAATATCTTCCTATAGATCGTTTGGATAGATCATATTGGGATGATAGAGATCTATCCAAATATGTTGAAGCTCATTGTATGAGGCCGGGATATGAGATAAATAATTGGAATTATATTTATAAAGTTTTAGAGTATGTTTTAAATCCTATGGAACTCATTTGGATCAATGATTATTATGATTCTTTTATGGGGAAACTAAGATGATTACTGCAAATATTTATTTTGCCCATTGGTTAAGACAAGATATTCTTCAATTTCCTGTTCAGGTTGATATTTATAATGTTCATGCTGATAGACCTAAAAATCCCTATGTTGTTAATGTACTTAATATTTCTAACGAACCTGAAAATACTAGAATGAGCAATAAGAAAGTAGTAGAGCTTGCTCCTTATTTTGATTTGATTCTTACATGGGATGAAAATATTCTAAAAGTAGTAGATAATGGAAAAATGTTTTTGTGTGGTATGACTTGGATAAGAGAATCTGATATTTCAAAAGTTGAAAATAAAAAATTTAAAGTGAGTACGTTTTGTACTTCTAAAAATATGACTGCAAATCATTATATGAGGCAAAAACTTTGGAATAGACAAAAAGAAATAACAGAAGTACCCATTGAATTTTGGAACAGCTCACATAATCCAATGGCAAATATTTTTGATAACCCTGAGTTGGGACCAGAACCACATGAAAAGATTGTGATGTTTGATTCCATGTTTCATATTGCAATAGAAAATTCATGTTACAATAATTATTTTACAGAAAAGTTAATGGACTGCTTTCAAACTAAAACGATACCTATTTATGTGGGTGCTCCGAATATAGATAAATTTTTTAATATAAAAGGGATGTTCATTGTAGAGGATGTAAAGCATATTATTGGACTTTGTAATTGTCTTACTGAAAATGATTATTATAGAAAATTAAAGTATGCTGAGGAAAATTATGTACTTTCCCAGGAATATTGTAGAGATTTTTCTGAAAGGGTATATGAAGCTATAATGGAACATCTTGATGGAAAGGTATAATGAGAAAAAGTAGAAGTGAATTACCATTAGTTATTGGATTTCCTAGAAGTGGAAATCATTGGTTAAATGCGTTAATGGAAGCTTATTTTAGACAACCAAGATTCAATAGTTATTTATATCCTTTTCATAATTATTTTCATGATAAAATAAGTGATATTCCCATGTGGGAAGGGGATCATGATGTTTATTCTGATTTAACTGTAAAAGGAAAAAAAACAATAATTTATCTTTATAGAGATCCAGTTGATGTTATATATTCATATTACTCAAGTGAAATGAAAAGAATGAAATTCAAATATGGAAAGGAAATAAAAAATTTCATTGATTTATATATTGGTTATTTAAAGAAGCACTATAATAAATATTTTCATATGGACATTGTTCCAATTAAATATGAAAGATTAAAAACAAATTTTATTTCTGAATTTGGAAAAGTGATTTATGAGTTTGATTTGGAACCGGATATAAATAGAATGTTCAAAGTGTTCAATACTTTAACGAAAGAAAATATGTTTAATCATATAAAAAAATGTCATGAAGCAAAATCAGGTAAATTTGAAAACAATCCTTATTTTGGTGAGCATATGTTTACCAATCAATATGCTGAAAGGAGAAACAACTTTAAGTTTAAATATGGTTTATACATAAAAGATAAATTAATAAGTACAGAGATCAAACATCTTTTCTAGGAGATAATAATGCCTGTTAATTCAGAAATGCTATTTAAAAAATATATGAATAATTGGTTTGTAGAAACTGGAACTTTTGCAGGTGACGGTGTGAATTATGCTTTAAAAGCAGGATTTAAAAATATTTCTAGTGTAGAACTTGATATTGATAATTATAGAAAGGTATGCAGTAGATTCCATAATGTTAAAAATATTTTTCTTTATCATGGAGAATCAGAAGTTGTTCTTTGGGAAATGATAAAATATATAAAAGAACCTATTACATTTTGGTTGGATGCACATTATTCTGGAAGTGGAAACGATCCTTCCATTGGTGAATATAAAACAGCAAAAGGAAGAAGCTTTACTTCATTGATAAGTGAGTTGTTAACAATTAAAAATCATTCAATCAAAACACATACAATATTGATAGATGATAAAAGAGATTTTGGTAAAATTAATATGGATTATATTACAGAAAAAGAAGTAAGAAGATTACTTTTAGCTATTAATCCAGAGTATAACATTTTTTATGAAACTGGTTCTGATGAGAATGTAATTTTTAAAGATGATGTATTGGTTGCTACTTTAAAATGAAAAAGACAATCTCAATAACTGCCAATAATAGACCCCACTATCTTGAAAAAGTAATAGATAGCTTATCAAAAAATGATATTTATGGATATGATAAGCTATATTGTGCATTGGAACCTGGGAATGATAAAAATGTTTACTTGTGTGAATCCATTGATTTTATAGATACCGAGATAATGGTTAATCCTAGAAAACTTGGTGTAAGGAGAAATCCTTATGAAGTTTTGGATAGACTTTTCAAAGATGACAGCCAATTTAATGTTTATTTGGAAGACGATTCTATTTTGTCAAATGACGCTCTTAGATTTGCTGATTTTTTTTTACTTAATCATGATCCTGTCAGGCACATTCATTGTAGCTTTTATCACTACCTCAACATTGATTCTTTTAAAACATATTCGGTGTTAGAATGGGATAATTTTGTAGCTATTGGAATGGCTTTCACAAAAGAATCATGGGAAAAATGGTTAAAGCCTTACTGGTTTGATGATTTAATTTCTAAAGAAATGAAAATAGGTGGAATTGGTTGGGATTGGTCAATACGGTCTGTTATTAAGAAGTACAATTTAAAAGTTATGAGTCCTGTTATTCCAAGAAGTATGCATATTGGAGTTGTGGGTACTTACTGTAAACCCTCAGATCATCGAAAACTGTTTGGTGGAAGAGATTATTTTAAAGGAAAAGTTGATAAATTTGAATGGGAGAAAAATAAAATGATGAGAATAGTTCATAGTTGTTATGAAGAGAAGGTATGTGATTTTTTAACAAAGTATGAATCAGGTAAATGTTGTATCTTGTTTAATCATGGATTGGGTGATTTTATATTGTTTCTTCCTATATTTGAAGAACTGGTTAAGCGATTTGAAAAATGGGATTTGTATATTGGATGTACCCCCGATAGAAATTTTAAGTATCTACATCCAAAAGTTAGGATTATAGATGCACCATACGGAAAGTATGGTGATGAATTTGATATAATGTGTAATATTCAGTATCCAGATGCCCCAAGAAACCTAACTACAATTGAATATTACAAAAAATTAGGCATTGAAGATGCTGATACTATTTCAAAACCCCATCTTTGTAATAAGATGGAAATTGGTTTGGATAGTTTTGAATGGAAACCTTACAAATTAAATGTAAAAGGTAATAAAGTAGAAAAAAAAGTAGGAGTGCACTTTTTTGGGTATTCAAAAGGAAAAGAAAAAAATGTTCCGATGGACATAGCAGAAAAATTATGGGATTCATTGAAAATGAATGGCTTTATTCCATTTGAGATACAAATGATTCCTATTGAACACTTAAATGTTATAGAACAACCCTCTTTTATTTCTAAAGAAGAAACATTACGATTTGAATTTCCAAATTTAAAGAAAATGTGTGAAGAAATAGCAACTTGCTCTTTGTTTGTTGGTGTCGATTCCGGTCCTTTGTACCTTGCAATGTCTATTCTTGGACCTGAAAAATGCATTGGATTGGAGGGGTTGCGAAAATTTGATAAAGTCCTTCCTCATGGTGTAGTATGTGTTGAAATCAATTCTGGTGAAATTCTAAATAAAATAATTGAGGTTGGAAATGATAAGAATTAATCAATTTAAAAACAAAAAAATTTATCATCATTTGATGGAAGCTAAAAGTGGTTCTTCTGTTCTGTTTCTATTTCCAAATGATGTTAGCTTGGAAACATTTAACCCATTAATTGAACCATTACAAAAAGTTTATAAAAATGTAAAGATTGTATCACTGTATATTGTCTATGACAAACATTTAGTCTCTGGAAACTCTATTCTTTTTTCTAGTTTGAATAGAGAAACATTAAAAAAATATGATTATGTCTTTGATGTTGGAGAGGTCTATGATACTGAAGAATGTAACGAGCAAGTTGTGGGATTTCCTAACTTGGTCTTACAAAACAGACCTATTGCCAATGTTAGTGCTCCTGTTCGTTATTATGCTTTACATCCTTTTGTGGCATTTCAAATAACAGAATCAAATGATGTAAAAGGTTCTGCCTCCCTTGTCGATTATATTTATTCTTTAAATTATAAATGCTGCTTATTTGGGAATAAAATAATCTGTGCTGAGATTGTGAATCTTACTAAAAATAATCCAGTAGTTATTTACAATAATGTTTTTCTTGTTGACGATATTCTAAGTAAAGCTGATTTTTGTATAGTGGCTGAAGATCAAGTTTGTGTTGATAATAGATTTTGCATTGCTGGTCATTCATTGAAAAAAGCTAAAAGTGTTATTAAATCTTTTCTTTCTGCTGATAAGGAATAAAAAATGTACGTTGTTGAATTTCCTGATAAGAAAATATGTGATTATCTTGATTCCTATGAGGGTGAACCTGGAAATGTTATGTTGATTTTTAATCATGGATTGGGGGATTTAATTAATTTTCTACCTATATTTCAAAAATTGATGGAGACATACCCCCATTGGAAATTTTGTATTGGAACGAATGCTCATAGAAAATTAAATGCAATTTGGCCTGAGAAAATATTTAGTCTTCCTCAAAATTTTAGACCTTTAATTGATCTTTATACTTTTATTTTTAGAATAAGGTATGTAGAGCCATTTGGTAAGTATATGAATAGAAGCAAACCCTATCTTTGTAATGAATTGGTTGTTGGATTGAAAGATTTTGAATGGAAACCATTTCAAAGATATGATTCAATAGATTATGCTTCTAATGAAGTGGGAGTTCATTTTTTCGGTAATACCAATCAGAAAAACAAAAGTCCTGATTTAGAACTTGCTGAAAATATATGGAATACAATTGAAGATTTTGGTTTAGATCCATTTGAAATTCATAATACATCTTTTAATCAGTATGATGAAAATGGGATGAAATTTTTAAAGTTTGGTGCATCTTTACGATTTGAAGATCCAAATCTTGAAAGAATAATAGAAAAAATTACAGAATGTAGTTCTTTTATTGGTATTGATTCTGGACCATTTTATCTTGCAGGTTCTATTTTAGGTTATGATAGATGTATTGGGTTGAAGAAAGTTTGGGATTTTGAAAGATATATTCCAATGGAAATTAAAAAAGTAGATATTAATAATTTTAATCCTGATGATTTGAAAAAATATTTGGAGGAAATTTATGGGTAGTATTATTAACTTTATTAGAGACAAAGTTGGAATGCAGGGATTTGTTACTTGGCTTGCGGCATGTATGTTGGTAGTTATGGGTTGTCTTAAAATGTATCAGGGGCAGCAGGAATTTGGATGGCTTCTTATTTCTGCCGGTATGGGTCTTGTTGGTTTAGGAAGAAAAGTGGATGCTACAAGAAAAAGTTTGGAAAATAAAAACGACAAATCATAAGTTCAATTAGAAAACCAAGTCGTGTGGGATGCTTGTAGCTAGTTTAAACAGGAGGAAAGTATGGTGACAAAGGCGCAATTAAAAGGAACTGTATCACTTTTGTTTATCTTAACTGTGCTGTGCTTTTTTACAAGTTGTGCTTCAATGAATCCTGGTTATATGAATGATCCCAATCTGTCTCAAGCAGACAAAGCAGGTTACGTTGGTAAAGATTTAACTAAGGCTTATATTAGACTTTATAATAAAGCAAAGTTTTATACAGATTATGGAACACCTGATGAAAAAGAATTTGTAATTACTAAGGTTAATCCTGTTTTGAATGATTTGAAATACAAGTTGGTTGACTATAATAAATTGGTTAATGAATGGGTAAATACAGGTGTTATGCCCATTAAATTTAAACTTACTGAAGAACAGGTAAATAAATTGATTTATGATGCTACCGATCTTTTTATTCAATATGGCTTAGGAGGAGTTGAAAATGGGAGTGAATGAAAATGATGTAGATATGGTTAGATTATCTCTTAGTTTAGTTTCTGGATTATACTTTCTAGTTAAGGATATGGCAGAGAATTGGAATAATCCAGAATATAAGCCTATACTTCCAGATGAAATGCTTAGAGATGCTGAAAAGTTACTTTCTCTTCCCGACCTTCCTGAAAAATAAAAGTTAAATTTTCTGATTTTGATGGGGGAGATAACTGGTGGCAAATGAACATAAAGATAAAGATGAAAAGAAATGTCTTATCCATGATATAACTGTGGAAATGATTCAGTTAGAATTTAAATCTCAAGTAGCGGAAGTAAAGAATGTTTTGCTTGAAGAGTTAAAAGAATGTTTTGTAGATTTTAAAAAAGAGTTTAGAAAAGATGTGATTGATAATTTAAATAAAACATTGTACGATCATGAAATAAGAATTAGAACTATTGAAAATAAGATAATGAAATGGGCTGGAATTTTTTTACTTGCGGCTGTCTTGTTGCAGATAATTGGTGGGGCAATCACAGCGGCAGTAGCAACATCATTTGTAAAACTTTTACTAGGAAACAATTTAAATATCACACCATAAAAAAAGGGGTACTCCAAAAAAGAGTACCCCTGACCTATTCAGCTTCAGATTGCTTAATTAAATTGTAACAATCTTCTAATTCATTTTTCATGGTTTCTATAGTATCAATCAAGTCATAATTGAAAAGTTGAAGCTCATAAAATTTTATTTTATTAAGTAACTCTTCTTTTTGTTTTTGTCTTTCTTCTTTTGGGGTTTTTATAAGTTGAAGAAACCAAGCTTGTGACTTTTCATATACCATGTTTGTCTATCACCTTCTCTTTAGCAATACTTTTTATAAATCTTCTTCCACAAAGTTCGCACTGATGCCAATAGGCTTTAAATCTTATTCCTAGAAATTCAGATTTTAAAGTTTTCCAAGGTTTTGAGTGCTTACATTTACAATGATGCTTCTTCATTGATTAATTCCTCAATGAGAGATTTAATTTTTAGAAGTTTATCAAGTTTATAATTTTTATACTCTTTATTCCAAATAGCTATTTCTTTTTCTCTTCTATTGATTAATCCTTGAATGATTTCACCTTTACAATATTTCCATCTTCTCATTTGGTCTGGAACTTCATTATAGTGAGATTGGTTGAGGAGTTTTAGTAATGTGCTATTTTTAAAAGCATTAATTCCAATATTATAGCAAAATGAGATTAAAGCAATCATCTCATTTGGATTCAGTTTCACAAAAACATATTGTTTTATATTATAATAATGAATTTCTAAATCTTGCCAGAATAGTCTATCAATTTCATTATCAGAAAGTCTAATGTCATATTCTACTGAGTCATTTCCTATGTATATTTTTCCTGAAGTCAATTCACTTTGAGTTAATTTGTGTCCTATACCTATAGTTGGAAAACCACCTGAATCATTATAGACTTCATTTTTTTTCCCTTCCAATTCAACAAAAAGATTATAAACATCATTATTGTTTAGTATATACTTTTTAAAATAATCATCCACTGTATTTACTCCTCTTCAGCAAGAATTTTTTGAATTACACGCATACATTTTTTACTGTCACTTGATAGAAAAGCATCTTGAATGTAATCTGGATCTCTAATGTAGTCATTACATTCTTTACAATGAAAGTTTTTATAATTGAAAACAACAGCATGATCTAAACAGTTGGAATAAAAAACACAATCTATTTTTCTTAATTTTTCAATTTCTTCAATTGAAACAACTTCTTTTTTATAAGGTAAAGGTTTTGGATAATACAATTTTTTATTCATTTCATTCCCATCGAAAACATTTTCAAGAACTCCCATTCTGTCATCCCTCCTGGATCTTTGTTTCTAGGAGGAATCAATACAGAACTATCACAGTGGAGCCGATGTGTTAATTCATGATATTGATCCCAAGCATCATAATCAAGTAGTGAAATAACCTCTTTAGGATTCTTTTTCATTAAAAGAGAAATCTGTTCATCCGTAATAATCTTACTGAATCCAGTAGTAACAGCATATTCAGTAAGGTTGAATTTTTGAAGAAAGTCATAAGTTATGACATAATCTGTCCATCCTTCAACAATAAGAACTCTTTTGTTTTTCTTTACTCTATCCATTCTGTAAAGATAATGTTTAATTGGTCCTTCATTCTTAAAGAATCTATTGGTGAATGATCGTATCTGATATGCAACAGTTCTTTTTCTATATCGAATAGGAATAACCAATTTTCCTCTTTCCCATCCTGACAGAGCAATTTTTAATTTATACTCTGTAACATGATTTTTATTTAGTTTTCTTGCTTTAAAAAAATTATGAATGGCTGGATTGTGCTTAATCATTTTGGAAGTTATTTCAGTGCAATCGGGTAGGACTATTTTCTTTTCTATTTTTTTGATTTCTTCAGGTT